GAAACAATAGTGCCCACGCAGGCGCCGACGGAAACAACGGACCCCACACAGGTACCGACAGAAACAGCGACCCCCACCCAGTCGCAAACAGAAACAATGGCACCCACGCAGACATCAACGGCAACTACGGCGCCTACCCCGCCGCCGACTGAAACAGCGACATCCACACCAAATCCCTACTACTCGGTCAAACTGCTCACACTTGCGGATGGAACCACCATCGAAGATCGTATTATCGATGGGCCGCCTATGCCACCGCCCGGTTATAGGTTTAAGGTAGAACGACAGGTGGTTTTGGTGCAAGATCTTGCTGGAGATGCAGGAGTTAACATATTGCCAGTACCTGCATACACGTGGGTTTTTGGTTGCTCCGCGGTTTCCGCTGCAATGATCGCCGGGTATTATGACCAGAATGGGTACCCGAACATGTATACGGGACCCACCAATGGCGGCGTGATACCATTAGTGGATGATAGTTCGTGGGACTTCTGGTCAGATGGGGTCTATACCTATCAGAATAATCCCTTGGTTGCTTCAAAGCAGGGGTTGGATGACAGAACCACCCGCGGTTCCATCGATGACTATTGGTTTCAGTACGGCTTCTGTGATACCTGCATTAAAGCCCCTGACCCATATATTACTGGGGGTTGGACACAGCACACTTGGGGATTTAAAGATGCAATTGGGGATTTCATGAAAACTAGCCAATCCGCCTACGGTCATGTGGATGGGGCAACCGGTTTTGCTGAATATACCTCAGGGAATCCGACTTACTGCAATGATTTAGTATCCCTGTATCCTTCCGATGGAACTTTGGGGAGAAAACTCTTTTACGAGTCCAGGGGCTATACCGTCACCGATTGCTACAACCAGAAAACGGACAATATCAAGGCGGTAGGCTTTTCCTTCGCCCAGTACAAGGCGGAGATTGACGCCGGCCGGCCGGTGATGCTTAACCTTACCGGCCATACCATTGTGGGCGTTGGATATGAAGACCCAAATACAGTCTATATCCATGATACCTGGGATAACCTGACCCACACCATGACCTGGGGAGGCAGTTATGCAGGCATGGACCTTGCAGCTGTCAGTATTGTGAATCTTCAACCTGTAGCGCCGGCTGCATTTACCAAGTCCAGCCCACGCGATGAGGCCACCAACCAGCCCACCAGTCCCACCCTGGACTGGGAAGACTACAGCGGTACTATATCCTACCAGTACTGCATCAATACAACTTCCAGTTGCACTGCCCCCTCCGCCTGGATCTCCACCGGAACCATATCCCACGTCGACCTCAGCTATCATGCCCCCGGCACCTACTATTGGCAGGTGCGCGCCAATGATGCCACGGGAACCACCTACGCCGACGGGAGCAGCACTGCCTGGTGGTCCTTCACCATCCCTCCGGCACCCGCTTCTTTCAACAAGACCAGCCCGGCCAACGCGGCCACCAACCAGCCCACCAGTCTCACCTTGAGCTGGGGAGCCAGCAGCAATGCCATCTCCTATCAATACTGCATCGATTCCACCAACAACAATACCTGCAACGCCACCTGGATCTCCACCGGCACCAGCACCAGCAAGGCTCTCAGTGGCCTGGCTCCCGGCACTCATTACTGGCAGGTGCGCGCCGCGAATGCCACCGGAACCACCTACGCCGACGGGGACACCACCACCTGGTTCTCTTTCACCATCCTGCCAAAACCCGGCGCGTTCAACAAGTCCAGCCCGGCAAAAACGGCTACCAACCAGCCCACCAGTCTCAGCTTGAGCTGGGGAGCCAACAGCAATGCCATCTCCTATGAATACTGTATCGATTCCAGCAACAACAATACCTGCAACGCCACCTGGGTCTCCACCGGCACCGGCACCAGCACGGCTCTCAGTGGCCTGACTCCCGGCACTTATTACTGGCAGGTGCGCGCCGCGAATGCCACCGGAACCACCTATGCCAACGGGAGCAGCGCCGCCTGGTGGCACTTTACCGTCTCTCCATGACTGGTTGCTGCTCCACCTTCGCCACTATCTCCACCAGAAGTACCATCTGAGCCGCCATCTTTCGCTGCCTACCAATACTATTTACAATCCCAACAGAACCGCTCTAATCTGCCTTGAACAAAACAACAGCTAAACATGTATAAAGACCGGCTGCATCACCCATAATATCTGTGGATGTAGCGCCTGTATGATAATAATATAAATTAACAACCTGACCTGCTGCAAGATGAAGAACAGTAGCGGCAAAAACACCTATGGAGGTAGTACCACCATTTCCACTTGCGGCCGCACATATTTCTACATTATCCACTTTAACTACACAAGAACCAACTTTATCCGCAGCCAGAGCATTATACTGAACAGAAGCTGTAATAACATAATAGCCAGCAACAGGAACAGTGAATGCATGAGTAGTTAGATTAAAGTTACCTCCAACATCATATGACTCAGCATCAAGATGGATTAATTGTTCAGAATTTGATACAGTAGTTCCCAGAGTGGATGAGAGAAAAGCCCTCGCTCCGATAAATGCAGGAGTTCCACCGTAAATTGTATCGAAATAAGCCTTCAATCTGGCCTTGAGATTGGCCCAGGATAACTTCCTGATTAAATGAGTTTCAGTATCACTATCCACCAGGGGAAATAAATCTGCATCGTCAACAGGATTACCCGCTTCACCTTTTTCGGTATCCGCAAAGATGGCGGGACCACAATCCAACTCATCCACTTTGTTGGCGAAGGCTTGGAGATTGTTGTGGGTGGTGTTCAGATTTTTGTTGAACTCGGAAACGTTGAGGGGCGTGTATGGGGCGGAAGCTTCGAGCGTGGAGGGGATGGTGCCGCCTTCGGTATTGCCGAACACATCCAGATATTTGGCCTGCCATTGCCAGGAAGGAGAGAGTTTCTTGTCGAATACCTCCCTGAATTTAACCGGCCACATAAGCAGGGTACTACTATCAGAAGTTACCGAGATGGCATCGAAATCAAGGTACTTCAAGTTGGGAGGAATATTCTGAATAATCCAGTCGTTTGTATCGGTGAATGAATATCTGGCTGGATGTGCAGCTGTGGAAGCCAGGAAACCAAGATTGTGAAGCGGCTTACTCGTTCCTCCCGAAGTATGGGAAGTCATGTTTTCGTCCCGAGATAAAAAGGATTTCTCTTTGTAGGCACCATGCCCAGGCATGGCAACTTTGCCAGGAATAACGGTGATATAACCGCTTGGGTAAGAAGGTGCGGTGGCGGTGGCCTGGTAGAAAAGAAGCGTATCTTCGTCATAATCGGTTGCGAAGATCAGATATTTCTGTCGCAGGATGGTAAAGAATTGCTTGGCATCATTCAAAACTAATGTCCGACCTGCCGGATAGAACTGGTAATCCAACCAGGCCGCGGCGGGATTGGCGAAGACCACAGCTAAATCAAACTCAGCGCAAACCGTATCAATGAGTTGGTGATAACTCACATCGCCAGGTGTGGTGAAATAGGTATTGGGAAAGACGTGCCCTTCCAGCGTGCGGAGCCGTTTCTCATGCCGGTCGGAAATCGGCCAGTAATTCGAGGAAGTAATATAGTTCGGCACTCCGGCCACGGTGATACCGCGCAGGAGCCGAAAGGTATAGTAATCGTTGTAGTAATTCGGATCGTGGAAAGTGACTTTGCAGGTCAGACCATCTATCTCGAAGCCAAGCACGTCGGTGGTTGAGAAGACCACCGTTGCGCGGTCAGACCCGATCAATTGCAGTTCGAACCAGGGGGTAAAAACGCCGCTGTTCATGGCGGCGAGCAGGGCGGCGTCGAGGTCTCTAGACATTAGGTTTTTTCCATTCTGGCTAATTTCCAGATTACATAATCCATTCCAAGACCACTGAAAGGATTGCGAATTCTTCCGGGATGCTGCTTTAGATTTTTGGCTCTGGCAACCCTGCGTTGTCTGGAAAGACGGGCAGTTTCCCGGATAACAATAATATGGCATTCATCGTGATATTTACGACTATGCCAGGAACCTTCCGGTAGTGGATGGCCACAATATTCACAGTCCATCTTAATATTGCCCTTCCCATGAGTCTTTCCATTTGCGCGGATCGGGGACTCGGGCAAAGGATTGCCGCGCTGCAAGCACCAGGCCGGCATCGAAGCTTTCCTTGAATTGCAGAGACAACTTTTCCCATGGGTCGGGAATATCAGGGTTCATGTTGATGGTTTCGATTCGCCCCCCCGCACGGATCAGACAGACCTGCCAGGCTGCGCCATCCAGAAGAATGGTATCGAAGTAAGCGGAAAGTGTGCTGTCTGTGGAACTATCCAGACCGCTGATTGTATGCGGCAGGGTGTAGCGAATGATCAGGGTGTTGGTAACCGGTTCGGCAACGGCCAGCCGAAAGAAAGGCCGGCCATCTTCGAAATAGGTGACGAAATCAAGAGAGATGTGATCTTCCAAATAAATATCCTGTCCCTGTCGAAGAACGTCCACAATCTCTAGCGCGGTTGGCACATCCAGTTCGTATTCTTTTTGGCCCAACACCGGCGCGACCAGGTCGCCGGCATGGATGGGGGCGAATGCGTTAAAGCATTTGAGCGCTTGGCGGATGGCAGAAGTGCAGGTTGGAGTAGTAAAAAGAATTCCAGTATCGAGCAGCAGGGGTTGAAGTTTGGCGATGAGTTGTGTCAGGGTATCGGTCATGGTTCGTCCTTCCTTCCCCTCTCCCATTTTTGGGAGAGGGGCCAGGGGTGAGGTCAGCAGGGGGATTACCCCGCTAAGTCAAAATTATCTTTTGGCACCGAGAACTGAAAGATCATCATTCTTCGGCCAGCGGGCATTCGCAAAATCGTAGAAACCGGATGCAACCAGACCGATAGCCAGACCGAAAACTACCACAGCAAACCAGCCTGGAAAGCCCACAGGAAGACCATCGGCTGCGATCTGGTAGGCCATGCCGAAGAGTATCCCCAAGATCATGGAGATAACCGTCAGAACCTTGCCTGTGAAGCCGAGCGACTTGAAGAACTCGACCAGGCCAAAGACGATTACCATCAGGGGGATTGAACCAACAAGAAGAGTAGAGAGATCGAACATATTATTTTTTCCTTTCTTTCCCCTCCCCCGAGGGGGAGGGAAGGGTGAGGTGAGTTTCGATTGTCCCTGTCTCCAGGAAGGTGTGATATTTTTCACAGCTTCCTGGAGACAGAAAAGACAACCATTTAATTTTATTTTTTCGGTCGTCCCTGACCGGGGACTAGCCGAGGCGGCATCCAGCCGCCATCGGCTGGTAGACGACCTGAGTCGTCGAGGCTGGCCGGCCAGGGACTTTACCGATAAGCAACCTGGGCGTGGACATCGCCCTGGTTTTCAGGGGGTGGGGTTCTACAATCTCTTAGTGTAATTCGCTACCGCGCCGAGCAGTTCGATCACGCCGGTATCACCAGCCTGGTTGACGGTCAGTTCAACCAACACATACTCATCGTTATCCACCCAAAAAGGCGTGGTGATGGTGAGTGTCATTCTGTGTTTGCCAACGGCGTAGCGTTTTGCGGCGGAGTTATTCCCGACGTCGTAGGTGAATGTCTGCGGGGCCACAACCGCAACGGCGGTATCTATCCCGCGCGTGACTTTGTTCACCACGGCGGTAACTTCTTCCATGGCGGCGGTGACGATTTCGAAGTCAATCTCGATGGATTTAAGCAGACTTCCTTTCAAGGCCACCGAATTGGAAGGGACGGGGATCGGAATGTTTATCGTACTGGTCTGGTTGGCATCGTTGACTTTCTTGACGATGGTTCCCGCTACCTGCCCGGCTGCCATAGTCCAGGTGCCGGTGACGCAATGGAACAGGGTCGGCGGGACGTACAAACTCATGGCGGTGTCGTTAACGTAACCCATGATAAGCCGCCTAAATCCGCAGGGTGGAGTTTGCTACCGCACCTAGGATATCCACGGTCACCGTCCCGGCACAGATGAGACTGAGTTCAAGCAGGAAATAGACATCGTTGTCTATCCATTCGGGTGTGGTGAGGGTGACGGTGAGTTTGTGCTTGGCTTGTGTGGCAGCAGCAGAACCGGCGGCCAGGTCTTGTGTGATGGCCGGCGTGGACACAACCGCAACCGCACCATCCACACCGCGCGTGACTTTGTTCAGGACGGCGGTAACACTGGTTGCACCAGCGGCTTTGAGTTCATAATCAATCTCGATGGATTTGAGATAGGAACCCTTCAATGCCACCGAATTGGACGGCAGCATGATCGGGATGTTGACGACGGCGGTTTCTGCTCCGGCGGCCTTGTGCATGCAGATGGTATCCGTGACTGCACCAGCAGCCTGTGTCCAGGTGCCGGTAACGCAATGAAACAGGGTGGGCGGAACGTACAAACTCATGGCGGTGTCGTTTACGTAACCCATAATGAACCGCCTAAATCCGGAGGGTGAAGTTGGCGACTGCACCCAGGATATCCACGGTCACGGTTCCCCCGCAGACCAGGGTGAGTTCCAGCAGGAAATAGACATCGTTGTCTATCCATTCCGGTGTGGTGAGTGTTACGGTGAGTTTGTGTTTGGCCTGCGTGGCAGCAGCAGAACCGGCGGCCAGGTCTTGTGTTATTGCCGGTGTGGATACAACCGCAACCGCACCATCCACACCGCGCGTAACTTTGTTCAGGACTGCGGTCACACTGGTGGCACCGGCAGCTGCCAGTTCATAATCTATCTCAATGGTTTTGAGATAGGAACCCTTCAATGCCACCGAATTGGACGGCAGCATGATCGGGATGTTGACGACCGGACTGTTTGCACTGGCGGACTTGTGCATGCAGATGGTATCCGTCACCGCGCCGGCGGCCTGCGTCCACGTGCCAGTGACGTAGTGCATGGCAGTGGGCGGGATATATTGAGACATTGCAGTATCGTGTACGTAACCCATGGCTTGTTCTCCTTGTAGGGTTTGATTGGTTCCCGCCGCTCGGTATGTCCCGAGTGTGGAATTATGGATCCCTAACACGGCGGGATTGAGTATTACTTTCCAGCCTTGTGCTTCGCCGGTGACTTGATTGAAGTCTTCCCCTCTCCCATCTTTTTGGGAGAGGGGTCAGGGGTGAGGGGCATATAACCGGTGGTGGGCATGCCCAAAGAACGGGTCGGTAATGCCATGATAGTTTCGACGGCAGCCTTGACTTTCTTTGCCGAATAGGGAGAACGTACGGTTCGCCCATCTGCAAGCAGGACCCGTAAGACATATGTCCCCGCATTCTGGGGATCACCTTCCAAGCGCCAGTGGATTGGCGGCGTGGTGGGCTGGTCAAGATGCTTGGACGTGGCTTCTGCGAGGGCAAAAGCGGCATGTTTCAATTCTGGTTCGTTCATAATTTTATTTTTCTCCTTTCCTATGTTTTCCCCTCTCCCATTTTTTGGGAGAGGGGCCAGGGGTGAGGGTCTTACACGTTGGACTTATGCAGCGGGCGGAAGTCCTGCACCAACACAGCCGTGAACATCCGCACCTTGATGCGGTGTTCGTCATTCATGAACACGGCAGGGGAAAGATCATTCCCGGCGGTGAAGATTTCGGGTTTTATCCCGAAGCGCTCACCCACAATGATGGCCGGGGCAATGACAGGATCAACCACGGCGGCCCAGTGATCCACTTCCGTGTATTCCGGCATGACCACCACGTCGCCGGGCTGGCCGCGCTGTTGGTTCTCGCTGTAAATCGTGGTGGCGTTTTCCAGCGAAGGATACAAAATCTTCATGGCAGCCAACTGTGAAGCACGCGGTACCACCAGGTAACGGGGATTGACTCCCATCTTGGGACCGGTGCCGTAGTATCCGACGGCATTTTTTATCAGCATGGGCTGATTGAATACAGCGGCACAAGCCAGATCCCATTTGTCCGCGGCTATGGCAGCGGCGAGCAGGTTGCAGTGGCCCTGGCCATCCACATCCGTGACAGGATCGGCATTGAACAAAGCGCCACCGTCGGCCATGGTTGGGCCTACGCCACCATTGGCAAGGAAGACTTGGGAAACCAGGTAACTAATCTTTCGGCGGGCGGCGCTTCCCAGTTCAGAAGCATAAGCCTTGAGTTTGCGGCTTTCGTCCCGGTCGATCAATTCTAGCGTGAGCGGGATGTATCCGCCGTACTTGGTGAAACTGGCAGTCTCGGGGCTGTCACCAATGGCAAGTTCGGTATATTCTCCGCCTTCGGCCACGGTGGGCAATGCGCCTACCGTACCGATCAGGGTGCCGGAGATGGTATTGAGGCTGGTGAAGTGTTCCACCTTGACAATCTTTTCCCACCAGTCATATCCGGCTTTGCCGATGGCTTCCCATTGCTGGGTAACCACTTTATTCAAGGCGTTCTTTACCAGGCCGGTGAAATCGGCGGTGGTGGCAAGCTGAATGCGCTCGCCGTAGAAACCACCGTGCAGATCGTAGTCTCCGGTGAGCATCAGGTACAGTTCACGGATACCGGTCAGATGAGCCGGTTTAACGGCTTTCAAGTGCGCGTCACGTTCCACACCGAACAGGTCAGACACAGCCGCTTCGAGCTGGTCGTTGGTGGTGTGCATGCCTGTGATGCGGCCAGGTCCCTGAATGGAGCCGGCAGCAGTCAGGGCGGAGAGCAAGGCTTGTTCGTCCAGAATGGCTGCGTCGAGTTCGGCGGGTTCGAATGGTTCGCCCTTGTCGAGTTGAGCCGTGAAGCGCTTCTCAACGCGTGTAGCAGACGGGCCGGGCAGGCCGGAGGCTTGCAGGCTGACTTTGAGCAGGTCACGGCAGGAATGCAATCGTACTTGCCGCAGACTTTCTGCAGCCGATTTGTTCTTGCCATCGGCGGCTTTCTGCGCGGCTTGTACTTGCAGCAAAGCCGCAGTCTCGGCATCGGTGCCGGGGTCGGGCGGTTTTGGTGCGGTAAAGGCAACGTCGGTTGGAAGGACGTCTTTGTCTTCCACTTCGATTACCTTACCGTCACGGGTTACTTTCTTCATGATTAGATCTCCTTGGTTAGGTACGGATAGGAACCTGCCACCGCGGGCGGGATTGATAACACAATCCACGGAGGCAACACTATTGATGGTTTCGACTTTATCAGGCGACGTTTGCATCGCCTCTACATTGCCATGCGACTCATACTTGACATTCAGGACGGCCGAGAAGCCAATGGCGGACATGATGGCCGGATCTGATTTGGCAGTTTCACGCAGGCGAGAAAGAACCTCGCCGCTCGGGCCGGCCGGCACCAGGTTAGCCTGGATGCCCTGACTGACTTCGTTCCAGGTGGGATCATGCAGTGCGCCGGCCAGATCACGTACACTTGGGCCTTCAAAGAAACCCGGGTGATCAAGAAAGCATGGCAAGTTATTCCACAATTTTAGACTCTCTTTCAGTACCGCCGCGCTGAAGTCGAGATTGTGGCCTTTAGCTACACCGGCATTGATGGCAAGAATTTGAAAGCCGGTCTCTGTTGGTTTGGCTTGAAGTTGCAAGGAAATTTCGTTATCTTTCATGGCATCTCCTGTCTACCTGTTTACCTGTCTCCCTTTCTACCTGTTCTACTTCTTCCGGTACACCGGTTGGGTCGCTCGAACTTTTAGCAGGTGGCTTCTGGATAGAGGCCGTTGCTGGTGAAAGTGGTTTGAGTGGCCGGCGTTTCATGGTGGGGGCATCCCCGGCGGGTTGGATTTCCCCAGCCATTCGATAAACGATGCGCAGAAGTTCATGCTCATCGATACCTTCTCGGTCGAACAATTCGGACATGGCGGGATAAATGCGGCTGACAGCAAGTGCCAGGCTTGAATTATCCCGCTCAGTAATATCCGGTCCTTTAGCTACTATATGCGACCCTGGGTTAATTCTACGATCATAGGTTTTGCGTAATTGCACAGCCAGGATAGCCAGGGACTTTATGACGCTCAGGAAGAATGTCTGGCTTTGTTCGAGGCCACGGAATGTTGGCGTGCCGGCTGCCTCAGCTGTTGAGCGTGTGCTTGATTCAGGTTCGGCGAGATAGTGGGGTGGGAGGCCGGCACCCAGGGCGATCATTTTCTTTAGAGCCAGGCCATCCTTCTCTGCATCCGCAGAGAAGAGATTGGGGGCCGGCATTTCGATGCTTTCGTCTTCGTCCAGAAGAAGCCAGGAACCGGGGGCCGGAGGATGAGCAGCCAATTCGTTACTTTTGGCTTTCTTCTCCGCATCATTTGTCCATTTTTTCGTCCAGACGATCAGCCAGGCGAAGCGGAAGCGATTGAGCCTGGCACGGTCTTCGAGCCAGGAGGAATATCTTCCGATCCACGGCAGCATGGGAGCCAGGTCCGGTTCTCCCCATGAAACACCCACCGGCCGGTTGATGGCGTAATGAACCATAAAAACTTCTTGCGGGTTGGTCCGGTCTAGTGCTTGCCACAAGTCTTTACCCTGTTCAGTTGGTTTATAGGCAATTTCTTGAAGCACATCGTTGGAGCGGGTGATTATTTCGCTGACTTGATCCGCCGGCACCGCGCGCACGAACATCATGCCGGTGGCCTGGTCAACCGTGCAAAGAAAGAACATGTTTCCAGAGCGAGTTAATTCATCGCACCAGTCCATACATTGCTGGCCAAGATTATTGAGTGGATGATCCCACCAGACTTTTAGGTAATCGTTGGTGGCTTTATGATCACTCTCCACACTGATCCCTTCACCGATGATGAATTGCGTGTACAGTTTCACGATCCGGCGCGCAATCGGATTGACCCTCCACGCGCGCAGGCATTCGGCGAAGATGGTTTGACGGTCGTAGTCGTATCGGTCGCGGTACAGGCTGGACATGTTGGAGCCAGGGTAGAAATTGCTATCGGTCTCCACGAGACCGGTGGTCAAAGATACCGGGGATGGATTACGGATAGCGGATAGAAGACGGGAAACTAAAGATGTCATTAGAATAACCTTTCACCACTCTCAAATTCTTTGACGGCTTGTTGATAATACTTTTCATCTTTTGCCGTCCATATATCCGCGGCTTTTTGTTCGTCACGAATGATGTCATAAACCTGCATAAAGTAATCTTCGTCCGAAGCTACCACTACGAAGTTTCTCCGTTTGCGAAGTAATTTTATTGCACGAGGATGAAATTTCTCCCATACCCTCGCCTCATCCAACTCCGCAATAATTTGATCTAGCTCAACTACTGCTTTGTCGTGTCCGCAATTACAAGGATATTTTGGGTCGTCCTTCCTGCCATGCGCCTGGCACGAATAATGATGACCATGTTTCAAATATTTATCAAGTTCGCTCATTTGAATAATTCCTTCCATTTTTCATGCCATGCAATAAGTCCATTTAGCGCGGCTTCTTTCCAAAATCCTTTTGCCAGTTTTGATACTGTCTTTATTTCGTCCAGCGCGGTTTGGATTTTTGAAAGTTCGTCTGTGGCTTTATCATTTAATTTTCCATCGGGGAGGAAAAACCTAAGTTGTTCAAGTGCTTCATCAAGTGCGCTCATTTTGTCTCCTTTTTTACCTGTCTACCTGTTTACCTGTCTCTCAGAAATTCCTTTCCATGGACTGTAGAGGATCAGCAGCCTCTACCGTCTGTGCTTCCGTGGCTATGTGCCAATCCAACCGGTCGAGTTCGGCAACCAGAGCATCGGCGAGAAGATAATCATCATGGACCAGTTCGCCGTCCGCTCCACGTGCGCCCTCGGGAACACCCCAACGCAGTGTCTTGGCCGGCCCCGGAAGAATCTCGGATTGGCAAGCATCATATTGCGCGCGGACGGCATCGGTAAGGCAGCAATCCCGTATCCGACCGGTTTCGATGATGGCCAGGTAACGCCAACCCAATTCACTTTTTACCTGTTGGCTGAATTTGACAGGGATCACCCGGCCAGGGAAAGCCTTGTCCAGCATGGCCCACAATCCTTCACCAACCCCGGTCGCATCCATTACGATATGTTGCGGACGCCAGGCTTCGGCAAGTGCTTTGAGTTTGCCGAAGATCACCAGATGGTTTTGTCCTGTCCACTGCAAGCGGTTAATAAAGCGGTAGGTAGGTGCTTGCAGGGTCTCGAGAGAAGCCAGATCAATACTGACTACGGACAGAGAGACACTGTCTCGTCCGGGGTTGGTAAGTGGAGCTTCGCCGTTGATATTCATGCGGGCTTCATCCTGGCCGGCCACGTCCAGAAGGAAGGCATAGACCTGACCTTCGACTTTAGATGTTTGACTCTCTTGATCCCCTTGCATCAGGGCGCGCCGGGCGACGTTGAACATGCCGATCTGGGCGTCGATCTCTTCGCAAAAATACTGAGTACGAACGATGGGATGGTTACGGCCAAGATGAGCGATCTCGCTCTCCAGGAATTTGGCATAGGACGGTACTTCTTTAGCCACTTCGGAGCCGGGAACAATCCAGACGCGTCGGATGCCATCTGCTTTTTGGGCGAGTTCGGCGGCGCGGCGTTCCCTAGAAAGCAGGGTATGGCTGGTCCAGGATGTTCCCCAAAAGACACGGGTGGCATTGTGAGCGGCGGTCATGGGAGCAAAGGCCTTGTCAAAACAATGAGGATCAATATCCTGGGCTTCGTCCACGGAGAGCAGGATGTGGGCGGTCTCGCCGACCACGTTGGCAGAAGGGTCGCCGGAAAGAAAAACAACCTGGGAAGTGCCCACCTGGTACTTGAAACCTTCCTTGCGCTTCCAGGCTTTGCGAGTGAAGAGACTGCGGGAGAGCACCTTTTCGAGGCGGGACATGGCATTGAGAGCCTGGGGCTCATAGGTGGGGGAAACGGAAACGATATTGAGGGCGTAGCGGGAAAGGACGGCGAGCAGGTAGACGAACATCTGGGCCTGCAATTCGTTCTTGCCAGACTGGCGGGAGAAGATCACGACGAAGGAACGTCCAGCCTTCTCGCGGATGGATTGAATAACGGCGTTGAGTACTTCGCGCTGGTAAGTGCGCAGCAGTCGCCCCGAAGCCTTCAAGACGAAGTATTCAGGATTGCGATAGATCCGTGATGCAATGCAGTGGTTGCGGTCCATCATTCAGGCGGCGCTCCGTCGGTGAAAAATTCACGCTCATGGGTGATATCGTCCCAGGCGATATAGACCGGATCATCGCCGGTATTCAAAAACAGATGGCGGCTGACCAGAGCTGTGACTGTTCGAGAGGCATGGGCAAGTGCATTAAGCATGGCGACCGTTTCCATCACAGGCACATCTTCCGATAAAAGGATCCCGGCGATCTTGTCGATGCCGACGCGCAAAAGGTGGACTTCGCCGATGTAATCTTTGACATCCCATATTCGAAGCGAGCCTTTGATCTCTTCGGAGTAATGCCTGGCGTAGAGGGCGTGCTTGAGGGCGTTCTTGTTTCCGGGCGGGGCCCCGCTTTTACGCCTGGCAGGGGGGCCGGGATTTCGTTTGCTGGTCATGGTTTGATCATCCGGGTGATGGTAATGATGAGGGTAATGACGGAGAGTCCGCCGCCGCCGATGGAGAGGGTGATGAGCAGTTTGACCTGCGAAATGACGTCACGAATCTCTTTCAAGTCGGCTTCGGTGCCGCGCCGCCAGGTTTCGAGGGCGGCCACTTTTTCTTTTAAGATGATGATGTCGTCGCAAGGCGGGTGACTTCTGTCAGCGGCACACTTGCACTGCTCTGCGCAAGCTGCAGGGATGGTGTGGCGTGTGGGGGATTGAACCGTCCGACGCGCAGGAGTGGGGTGATTGGAAGCGGGCATA